TTATAAGCTGTTCCTATTCTGGATCTCTTGCTATGAGTTTTTCTAGAAAAGTTAGACAGCTGGTAAGAGAACCAAACTATAAACATGTGTTTGAAGAAACAAAACTAGATAAAGATTCGCAAAGTATTGAATCCTGGCTGACCACCCGTGGTGGCGGATACGTAGCAGCTGGTGTAGGTGGAGGTATAACCGGTAAAGGAGCCAACATCTTATTGATTGACGATCCTGTAAAAAACCGAGAAGACGCTGAGTCGGAGAACAACCGCGAGGCCACTTGGGACTGGTATACATCCACAGCTTATACAAGGTTATCCCCAGGTGGGGGCATACTAGTTATTTTAACTAGATGGCATGACGATGATCTAGCAGGTAAACTTTTGACAGCTAGTGAAGAAGGGGCAGACCAGTGGGAGGTAGTCAAGTACCCAGCTATCGCAGAAGAAGATGAAGAGTACAGAAAAGAAGGCGAACCTCTACACCCAGAAAGATACAGTTTAGATTCTTTAGAAATGATACAACGTGCGATTGGTCCCAGGGACTGGACTGCGTTGTACCAACAAAATCCAGTATCTGATGAAGGCGATTATTTTAGTAGGGACATGATTAGATATTATGAGCCAGATGAAATAGATTATGATAGACTTCGTTATTACTGTGCGTGGGACTTGGCTATAGGACAAAGAGACAGGAACGACTACTCAGTAGGGGTAACCGTTGGTATTGATGAATACGACAACATGTATGTTGTAGATCTTGTACGTGGTAAGTATGACGGTTTTGAACTTGTAGAAAAAATACTGGATTTTTATGAGCAATGGCGACCAGGCATTGTAGGTATAGAAAGAGGACATATAGAAATGGCCATTGGCCCTTTCTTAGAAAAACGGGTGGCAGAACGTAGATTACATTCTGCATATTTTAAAGATTTAAAAGTAGGGCGACGTGATAAAGAGGCTAGAGCTAGAGCAATCCAAGGTAGGATGCAACAAGGTAAAGTTTACTTTCCACAAGATGCAATCTGGACTGGGTCTATGGTGGCTGAGCTTTTGCGTTTTCCTAACGGCGTGCATGATGACCAGGTCGATGCGCTTGCATGGGTTGGTTTAATGATGACCGAGTTTGCAAGTTTCTATGAAGCACCTGAACATGTACCTTCCTGGCGCGATAGGTTAAGATATATAGCGAAGGATACTAAAAAGAAATCAGCGATGAGTGCATAGTATGGCGTATAAAACAAAAAAACCAAAACAAAAGCTTACTAAAGCTGAAGAACTTACCCTAGCAAAAAGCCAATTCAATGCTTACACCCGAGCCCGAGACAATGGGCATGAAGAATATATAGAGATGGCTAAAAAATGTGATCGCTACTACAGGGGTGATCAATGGGACGAGTTTGACATACAAGAGTTAGATGACCAAGGTCGACCAGCACTTACAATCAATACTATTCTGCCGACTGTAAATGCAGTTATAGGAGAACAAAGTTCTAAGAAAGCTGATATACAATTTAAGCCAAGGGGTGGTGGAAACCAAGAAGTGGCGGATGTCCTCACAAAAGTATACGCGCAGATTGCAGACAACAATAAGTTAGATTGGGTAGAAGCTCAAGTGTTCCAAGATGGGATCATTCAAGACAGAGGTTACTTTGATGTTCGTGTTGACTTTGATGATCATGTCATGGGCGAAGTTCGAATAGAAGCAAAAGACCCGTTAGATATTCTTATAGACCCAGATGCTAAAAACTCTGACCCAAGAACTTGGAATGAAATCTTTGAAACTAAGTGGATGAGCATAGATGAGATAGAAGAAGTCTATGACCAAGAGAAAGCAGACAAGTTAAGAGTACTTGCCGAAACAGGTGCTACCCTTGGCTCTGACTCCATGGACTATGAAGAAGAAAGATATGGAGACACCCAACAAGAAAACTATGGCCACCAATATCCAGCTGACCCGGAAAATGCTCGGGCGCTCAGATCTATTCGTGTAATAGAACGTCAGTATTATCAACTCAAAGATTGTATGTACTATGTAGATCCTGTTACAGGAGACCAAAGGCAAGTGCCCTATGTATGGGGAAAAAAGAAAAGAGAAAATTTTGCAGATACTTATGGATTAGATATTGTTCAGAAGAAGATGCGAAAGGTCCGTTGGACTGTGACAGCGGATACTGTTGTATTGTTTGATGATTGGTCCCCCTATGATCATTTTACAATCGTGCCTTACTTTCCATATTTTCGTAGAGGCAAACCGTTTGGCATGGTGCGAAATTTATTGTCTCCACAAGAACAGTTAAATAAAATTAGTTCTCAAGAATTACATATTGTAAATACCACAGCAAACAGCGGTTGGATTGTGGAGTCAGGTTCTTTATCTGGTATGACAGCAGATGACCTAGAGGAACATGGAGCAGAAACTGGTTTAGTGCTAGAGTTTAATCGTGGCTCTAACCCACCAGCAAAAATACCACCTAACCAAATTCCTACAGGGCTAGATAGAATAGGACAGAAAGCTGCTGCGAATATAAAAGCTATTAGTGGTGTTACTGATTCAATGTTAGGTAGTGACAGCCCCGAAGTGTCTGGCGTTGCAATACAAGCAAAACAGAACAGAGGTTCTATGTTATTACAAGTGCCACTTACTAATTTAGTAAAAACAAGGCAATACTTAGCTGAGGCTGTTTTAAATTTAGTGCAAACATACTACACAGAAGAAAGAGTTATACAGATAACAGACGAAGAAGATCCTTATAAACCTAGAAGACCACTTCGCGTTAATCAAATGACACCAGAAGGAGAAGTTATAAACAACTTACAGATAGGAGAGTATGACGTAATTATTGGTTCTGCTCCTGCTAGGGATAACTTTGACGAAATGCAGTTTGCTGAAGCTATATCTTTACGACAAGTCGGAGTGCCAATACCAGATGACTTGATTGTTGAGTACTCACACTTATCGCGTAAAGCCGATGTAGCAGAGAGAATAAGACAAATGCAGGGATTAGGTGAAAAGTCTGAGCAACAAATGCAGCTCGAACAATTCCAAATGGAATCACAGATCAGAAGCACGCAGCTTGAGATAGCTAAGCTAGAAGCAGAAGTTACCAAGTTACAATCTGAAACAGCTCTGAACGCTGCAAAAGTTGGCCAAGCAGAAGCTGAACCCCAGTTGAAGGTTGCTGAATTACAGAGTAAACTACAACAAAAACGCGAAGAGCTTGGCTTGCGTGAACGTTTATCAAATATGACAAACGAAATGAGACAATCTCAAGCAGATGTAGCCGCTGCTGCGAAGTTAGCTGCTGCAGCCGTAAAACCAACAGGAGGTAAATAGTTATGGCTAAGAAAAAAGCACAAAATGCAGATGTAGAATCAAATGATATCGTCTTAGATGGCATACCTGGCGCGGACCAAATATCCGAGGAAGATGCAAATAAAGAGTTTAAAGTTGATTTAAATTTTGAAGATGAACCTAAATCAGAAGATGATGAAGTAGAGTTTCCCAAGGAGGGCGAAATTGAAGAAATTACAGAAGAAGAACTCAAGACTGATCCTGAAGAGACGGAACAGGAGCCTGAAGAGGAAACAGAAACAGAAACAGCAGAAGCGGAGAGCGCAGATCAAGAAAATGGAGAACAACCAGAAGTATTGGGAGATGATGCAGGGGATTCACAACAATCTGAGGGAACAATACCGGAAAATGCTGACGGAGAAGCTCCAGAAAAAGAAAAAGAACCAATGATACCTAAATCTAGGTTTGATGAAGTGCTGCAAAAACAAAAAGCACTGCAAAAACAGTTGGAAGAGGTCCAAAACCCGCCGTTAGAGGCTATAAAAGAAGCCCCAGAGTACAATTTTGACGAAAAAGAGCAAGAATACCAAGAATTAGTGCTAAATGGAGAGTCAGAAAAGGCTTCTTCGCTACGTGCAGAGATCAGAGACGCAGAAAAACAACAAATGATGTTCGAAATGCAGTCTAGAATGGGTCAAACTGTCCAACAAAGTAATGAAGCTACTGAATTACAAGCAAAAGCGGTAGAAATACAAAAAATTTACCCTATGTTAGACGAAACTAGTGCTGTTTACGACGAAGTAAAGACCCAAGAAGTGCTAGATTTACGAGATGCGTACATGATACAGGGCCGTACAGGTGCAGAAGCGTTGCAAAAAGCAGTAGACTTACTTATGCCAAGCCCTGTTGATGCTAAAACACCAGATCCTGTAGAGAAAAAAGTAGCAGAAAACAAAAAAGTTGCTAACGTAACTAAAAAAATAGAAGCTGCTGAGTCTCAACCCCCTGCAATGAAAGGTAAAAACAAAACAGAGAAAAAAATAGATATAAATACTCTTTCTCTAGATGAGTTTGATGCTTTGCCACCTGAAACTTTAAAAAGAATGCGTGGTGATTTTGGATAAAGTGTGGTATAAAATAAACAAGTTCGCATGTTAGAGCGATATCTAACTTGGAGCAGTCCAATAAAACACTGTTTTTCGCCTGTTACGGCGTAAATCTAACCGGGGTCGTACCCGTAAAAGCCACGAGAGCGTAACCCCAACGACAAAGGGTATACGGACAAATAGTCGCTCCAATAAGTCGACTGGTTAATTTTTTAATGGAGACATTATAATGGCTAATACTAATTTTAGCTCATTGACCAGTGAACAGTTGACGATCTGGTCAAGAGATTTCTGGCGTGTCGCAAGAAACATGTCCTTCATTAACCAATTCGCGGGTGCGGGTTCAAACGCAATGGTTCAGACTATTTCTGAACTTACCCAATCAGAAAAGGGAGCTAGGGCTGTATTAACACTTTTAGCTGACATGACTGGTGACGGTATTGTGGGAGACAACACTCTCGAGGGTAATGAAGAGTCATTAAGAGCTTTCGACATCGTCGTTCAACTAGATCAATTGAGATTTGCAAACAGACTATCCGGAAGGTTAGCTGATCAAAAATCAGTTGTGAACTTCAGGGAACATTCAAGAGACGCCCTTGCTTATGCAATGGCTGACAGAATGGACCAATTGGCATTCCTAACTTTAAGTGGGATTAATTACACACTTAAAAACAATGGAGCATTAAGACCTGTTCAAAACACAGGGCAAAATCTTGGTGATCTTGCGTTCTCAAGTGATGTGACTGCACCAACTTCTAATAGACATAGAAGATTTGATGCTACTGATGGTATCGTGGCGGGCGATGTTACTGCTATAGCAGCAGCTGACAAACTAAGCTACAGCGCGATTGTTGATCTAAAAGCTTTTGCTAAAGATCAATACATTAGAGGTATCAGAGGTGCTGGTAATGACGAGACATATCATCTCTTTGTTACTCCACAAGTTATGGCTGACCTTAAACTTGATTCAGACTTCCTTGCTAACGTAAGGCAAGCTGGTATTAGAGGACCGCAATCAAGCTTGTTCTCTGGTTCATCTAGCTTGATGGTTGATGGAATCATGGTTCATGAGTTCAGACATGTCTTTAACACCACTGGTGCTACATCCGGTACTTCATCTAATGCAGGTGCTGCTGGATTTAAAGGTGGTGCTAATGCTGACGTTAACTACTCTGCATGTTTATTCTGTGGAGCACAATCGTTAGCTATGGCTGATATCGGTATTCCAGAAATAGTTGAAGATTCATTTGACTATGGAAACCAAAACGGTATATCAATAGGAAAAATATTTGGTCTTAAGAAGCCTAAGTACAACTCTGACCACACAGGTCAAGTTGAAGACTTTGGTGTTGTAAGATTAGATGTCGCATACTAATTGTGATATATTTTATAGGTGGTCAAACTAATTTGGCCACCTATTTTTAAGGAGTAAATTATGTGGATAGTGTCAAACGAAGATAAAGTAGTAGCGTCTACTTGGGGAGCAACAGTTAGATTAACAGCTAATGAGCCTAAACAAGTTGGAGACGAATTAGGTTTGTTATGCTTACAAGCAGGGTGCACAGAAGTCAAAGGTGGAGTTCCTGATATAAAAGTAGAGGAAGTTCCAGAACCTGTCGTAGAAGAACAAGTTTCAGTAGAGGAGGCGGCCGTAGTAGAAGAGCCTAAGCCAAATCTTAAAGGCATGAGTAAAATCGAGCTTGAGGAATACGGCCGTACCCTTGGTATTGAATTAGATAGACGTAAGAAAAAAGCAGCCCTTATTGCAGAGATAGAAGACTGCCTACATTAAAAGCAAAGTGACTTATGGCAGGCACACTTACATTAACAAATATACTTAGTAGGGTTGAAGACACACTACAAGATACTACTAATGTTAGGTGGTCAGAAGCCGAGTTAATTAGGTACGTAAATGATGCGCAACGGGAAATAGTCAATCTAAAACCCGATACTTCTGCGGATCACGCTAATGTTCAACTAGCTGCTGGTACTGAACAATCTATACCCACTGTTG